TATTTTTACCCCAAAAAGGCAACTGAGCTCCTGAGCTCTTATAGCATTTGGTACATAAAATTTGTTTGTTTGGTAAGGTTATAAAAGATTGCTTATGTAATATTTGTGTATTACATCCTTTGCAATATCCTACTATTGAGATCACTTTGGCTTACGCATAATATCAGCACCTTTTAAACCATAGATAGCACTTACGACACCTATGAAGATAGCTTGATACCAGTATGGTAGCTGATTAAAATAATCAAAAAATAATGTTAATTTAGTATGAATCTCTGGATCGTCAGAAAAGATAGACCAAGCCAGTATACAGATAGGCATAGATATAAGAATAAGGACAAACTCATCCTTGTAACCCTGATCATTGCTCTCAATAACTTTCGCTTTATATTCAATCTCACCTGTACTCATTTTCTCAGCATGTCTCATTCGAGCATCTGACATTAGTTGTTTTGTTGTTTGTTTGTTTTTGTATAAATGACTTGCCGTCTTTATACCCATGGATAATAAATTAAACCACATATATCTCCCCCTTTACTTAATTTAGATTAGGCCCACCGAATAGGACTAGAGCTATAAAAGCTAGCACTAACCAAAAGGTAAACCAATAATTCATTGAGACTACCTTCCATATTATGCTACCTTGTTAGAACCTGCTGGGAAACCTTCCCATGCTTTATACATTCCTTCTACTAACAGCTCATCATCGAATGGCTGCATACCATTTTCCATTTGTATTATTGATTTTACTAATGGTAAATAATGTTCAATACTATTATCTAATTCATCTTTAGGACTAAAATCTATTTGCTTACATACAAATACTATATAAGCATCTGTATCATTCTCACTTGGAGGAGCCCATCTTGAAATAATATCTTCTACTGTAAATTTTTTATGGTGGAATCTATATACTAAAAGTATTCTAGTTAGAGCTCTAATGCCCCAAACAGATTCTTTAAATACACAAAAAACTGGATCAGATTGTTCATCTGCCAGTCCATCCCACTCAGTACCCAGCTTTATATTGCCAGGGTTCTTGTTTCTAATTCCTCTAGGTAATTTTTCTATTCCATCTGCCATCGTTTTTTAAAACCATTGGGATTAATATTGGTAATCCATCAATGATAACTCCTGTTCCTATTACTGGTCTAGACTTTTGAAGTTTGTTATATTCAAACGCTAAACTTTTCATGTTAATTAAACACCCAACTTGCATTCCCCAAAGTAGTTCATTTGGATTGCTCCAATAATCTATTTTGAATGAAGTGTGGTAGTGTCCTTGGACAGTACACATTCCATATTGTTGTGCTACTTTAAGCACGTCTTTAAATTTACCATGACAGAAGTAAATGTTTTGACCATTGGATGCTTTAATAATCAAATCATCGTGCCATGTCCAACCTTTACCAACTCCAAGCATATGATTATATGACTTAAAGATCTCATGAGGTAATCCATACTTAGTAGCTTTTCTAAAAACTAAACTACCATGATTGGAATCCATGATGTGTTGTTTAGGAAATAACTTCTCTAATTCTTGAAGAAATTTCTTAGCAACTACCAACTCATGACTAGGCGAATATAAACCAGGGTGAGAATCGTGGAATGAAATTGAATGCCAATCCATTTCGTCACCTATGTTTACAACGCAGTCAGGTTTATACTTTTGCTTTATAGCTCTTAAAAAGTCAAGGGTATCTATATGATGGTATGGTGCGTGTTGATCACTTATAACAAGTATTGATTTTCGAAGCATACTATAGCTTTTATAATTATTTAACTAATAAATCAACTAACAAAGGTACAACTTTATGTAGCTGTTCTTGTATCTTCTTGGCATACAAACTTAATATAAATCATGTATTGATTAACTTCTTTTTCATCAACTTCTTTCATTTTAGTTAATGCTTTTGAATACCCTGAAATCATACAGGTATTATAATCTTTATAAGACTCTTTCGTTATGTATGGGCCTTGACAATCACTAAGTAATGCTGAGCAAAAATACATTACTAGCATTAGTTCCATTAAATATTTTTAGTAATTAAATATAAAAATTGACCTAATAAACCTAATCCAATTGCTGATATGACATACATAATTCTGTCTATATCTTTTTGAATATGTGCTAGATGATTGTTCTCCAATGTATCTAACCTCTGGTTAATAAGATCAATTGATCCGTGTACTTTTAAAAGTTCTGTTTGATTTTCTGTGTTTCTGCTCATTAGAATATATCTCTCGTTTTGTATTGTGTATATCTTGGCCCTTTATATCTGGGGTGCCCTAATTGACCCAGTACGAAATCAACAGAGGTATCTGCAGCAACGTCTAAAGATAGACCATCTTGATGCAAAGCTTTTTCTACTGAAGCTGACGCCTGTTGTAACCAAATAGGTAAAAATCTTTTACCCACATGACCTCCTATTGATAAGCCCTTTTTAATAGCTTCATCATCGTTTCTAGTAATATTTGGACTCCACTTAGTAGTTAAGTATTTCTTATTAGTTAACACTTCAGTTACTACTCTTGGTAAGGCCCCAATTTTCTTTAACCCAGTTCCAGACGGATCAGTTATCCAATGGAAAGGTTCCATTAATTGTTTAGAAAAGGTTAATACTTCACCATCTCCTAAGTCAATTCTAGTTGGATCCACGTTATCTAATAGAGAGTGTCCACTAAATATATAGTTAAGTGCAGATCCTGCTGCTGCATATGTAAGTGCAGCCCTTGCAAAATAGTATTGATACATTCTTCTAAGTCCTGGATCGCTTTCAAAAGCAGGTAAAGACTTACCAATAATTCTTACATTAGATATTGTCCAGTCAGGAGCAAACATTAATAGTTGCATATACCCTCTAGATCCTGGAGAAAATGTAGTTTGTAATAAACTCTTAAGCCAAGGTGTTTGTATTCTGTTCGCTACTTGTTCCCAATTCTGTCCACCAAATGCATCATTTGTAACTGTAGCTGCTTGTGCTGCCTTACGATATATAACAGATTGTGTATCACCTGGTTCAATTCTTATTTTATTAGGGACACCTTTAAGATTTGTTCTATTTAATACTGTAAGAAACGTATGTAGTTTAGCTTGTGTAAATACTCTGTCCCAAGTAACTTTATCAAACCACTTAAATACTTTTTCTATATTTCCATTTGTAGAAATACCAAAATGAGATTTTAATGTTTTATCAATACCTCTTAAGTTATAATAGAATCTATCAAAGCCTATATCTTCAGGTGCTGAAATCTGTAAACCCATTCCTCTAGAGAACTGTATCACATCTTTAAATCCCATATCATTTAGGACATTTACTGCATGAGGAAATTCTTTAACATATGTTTCTGGATTGCTAATAAACTTCTCTAGCTCTGCTTTAGATCTAGGATCTAATAACTTTTTAATAAACTTAGGTTTAGCACCAGCAAACCATAAACTTTCTACTAATGCACCTGCATGAAAGAATGAGAAACCTACTGCTAATCTTTTCATCATAAGGTTAGTAGTAAAGATTGCACTCATTAGAGCTGGCTCATCTCTAGCATCAAAAACCATTCTTATTGATCTTTCCATACCTTTATGAATATAAGGAAAACCTAACTTATCTTCAAAGTAAGGATGTTTAAATTCTACATAATCGTTTGAAGGTATTTTTACACCTCGTCTAACAAGTAATGCTGAATGACCTACTTTAGTTCTTTCTAAACTAGAAATCATAGCTTTAGTAGATATTGCTTTACCTGCAGCATGAACATACAATTTAATTAACTCAGCAGGATCATCATATCCTTTTTTAATTGTGAAGTCTTTTTGTAGTCCTTTATTTATATCGCCAAATACACCACGTCTACTAAATTGAAATTTACCAGAAGGGCCACTAATTTTATTTATATCTTTATCAAATTCTTTAACAAACTTAAAAGGTTGATCTTTAGGATTATAATGATCCCATAACAAAGGTAAGTAATTAGCTCTCTTATTGTTAAATAATCTCTCACCATGTTCACCAAATGTTTGATCAAAAGAATTGAATACTTTTTTTATAGCATCTGCTGCTTCTCTTTCAGCTTTATTTAATTCTGTTCTTAATATTGGCCCCAATCTAGCATCAAACTTAAATGTTTTTCTATTAACACTTCCTTCAGTTAAGTAGTAAAATACTTTACGTCTTGAGTCCAATGCATCTGGAAGCATTTCTTTAATTGTATTGCCTAATTTATAACCTGCAGAGTTTAATTTAACTGTATTAATCTTAGCTGCATCCATTGTAGATTCTGCCATTAATGCAACTTCTTCAAAATCTTTAGGTATTCTTTTTAAATATCTATTAACTAATGCACCAGCAGCATATATTGCTGCACCTAATCCAACACCTTTAGCAGTTGCTAATGCTTTATCATCTTCAGCTGTAAGGAATTGTGCTGCACCAAAAACTCCACCAACAGAAGCTGCACCTTTAAATAATGTAGCTATAGACATATCTCTGCCATTCTCCATTATTTCTCTTAATGCTGCAGTCATATCTGCTTTAATAACATCAAACTCTACAGGATCATTCATGATCTTTGTTTGTTTGTTTATCTCATTAAGAAGTTCATCTATTGAACGAGGAATGCCTTGCTCATTATAGTCTAATAATTTTTCAGGATTGACACCATGTTTTTTAAAAACTTGACTTTGTATTTCTGCAACTCTATCTTTGGGAAGTCTAGTTAATCTTTGTGCCATAGCACCCATACCAGCAAAACCTACAGATAAAACAGCACCTGCTGTTGCACCTATAGTAGTTTCTACTGCTAGTCTTTTAGGATCTAATGTTGCATCTTCACCTAGTTGCCATGCACCAGAGAATACAAAGGGTGTTGCGAGTGTGGCAAACGCACCTACTTTAAGATCAGACATAACTGATGCCTTTCTTCTTGGTATTTTAGCTAAAGACATTTGTTTACCAAACTTTAATCTAAGACCATTAACAACTCCTCTACCTAATCTACCCCATCCCAAAGGCATAAATAATAAGTAAGGATCTGCCATCATCATGTTAACAAGTTCTGCACCAAACATCTTAGGATTGGCTTTTATCATATTGCCAATTTCTTTTATGTCTATGTTCATTGGCCCATCATCTAATAGATAACCAAAACGATTTAGATGTCTTTCTGCTTCTTTATAGATTTTAGAACCTTCTTGTTCTGGATTACCACGAATGTAGTCTAATGCTTCTTGAGCTTGTTTCTTTTTAGTGTTACCTGAAAGCCATTGATACATGGAAGCAGGTAAAGATTCTTCTCTCCAAAGATCTATTGGATTCTTTAAAGACTGAAAAAACCCAGGAGTACTATCTTTAACAGGCTCCTGGAGTCCATCTTGGATATTACTTACTGGGTCTTTTAGTTTAAATTCATTAAGATTGAAGTCATTAGCCACACTAGAATCCCCATTCTCTTTTTATTGTTTTATTGTGATCTACAATTCTTTGGCCTTCTCGTCTTAATTTAGTACCATCTCTTAAAGATCTTTTTGTTACTTTAGTATAAGTTTTAAAGGGATTAGCACCTTTTGAGCTTGTAAATAATTGTTCTGTTTTAGATCTAATTCTTTCAAATTCTAAGTCGTGTTTGTTTAAAGTTTTAACAAAGCCTTTTATCTTAGCTTGTTTGATTCCACTTTTAGTAATTAAACCTTTATTTGATTTAGCAAAAGTAGCTATAGTAGATCTTTGTTTTTTAATTGCTTTATTTAATGAGAAACTCCATTTTTTTCCAGCAGTTTTAGAAGCTAAAGTTTTAGCAGCTGCATTTTTTGTGGCTAAAATTTTAATACCTTGATATACATTATCTTCAGTAGAATCAAAAATACTATCAAATTTTGATCTTGCTTTAAAATCTGCTGCTTCATCTAGCCATGCTTGTGATCTTTTAGGTGTTTTTTGTGCAGGAAATTTTTTAATCCCTTTATATTTAGGACTATAACCTTTAATTTTAGGTTTGCCTTTTCTAATAACAAATTTTGCAATTTTAGTAATCATATATTATCCTTCAAAGTATTCAGGGAATCTATTTCTCATAATCTTCTGAGCTCTTACTCTAGATACTTTCTGTAGTTGTGGGTTAGATGCTAATAACATAGCGTAAATTTGTGAGTCATCATTAGTTAGAACATCACCATCTGATCTTGGTATAATAATCTCAGGGCCTTTCTCTCCAACAACATAGGGTTTGCCTTGTTCTACTGGGCCACCTTCAGCTTTTCCAGGAGGTAAAGGGTTTCTAAGTGAATCAGAAGTAAATAGACCACCAAACCAAGCACTATTTTTTTGTATTTTACCTGATTTAACTAGATCACGCATGATTCTAATTTGATCTGTTTTTCTAATTAGTTTAGGTTTACCACTAGCGTCTTTATTTTTAGCTTGCCATTCTTGAACGCTTTTTTGGTATTGTAAAGATATTTCTTCAACAGCTGTTTGCCATTCAAGTCCTGGATTTTTACTTCCTTCTCCACCAAAAAAATTAGATACTTTACCTCCAAAATTTTCAAACCAGTTACCTTTTTCAATACCCATTTGTTTTAATAGGTCTGCAGTTTCAGCCATGTCTCCAGCTGTTGCTTGAATAGGTGCTTGTTTTCTTGCTTCAATTCTATCTTTATATTCTGCAGATATACCACCTGCTTTAATAAAGTTATTTAAGATACCTTGATTAATAGTTTTACCATTAGCTGATGATTGCATTAATGCTAGTCCTAATGAGAACGCAGGGTTAGACATAAGTCCTTCAAACCCACCTTTCTCTTTCCAATTAGCTTTTGCTTTATCCATATCTACACCTGCCATACCAGATAGCTTAGATAAAAATCCTTGATCTTTTTCAAGATCAGCACCAGTAATATTTTTTCCTCCTTGAGAAGGATGGAATGGTATATTATCTCCTTGAGGAATACCAGGTTGTTGATTTTTTTGAGCTTCCTTTATTGCAAATTTTCTATCAAAATCTGAACCTGGAAGTGAATCATATATTGCACTACCTGCTTTTTTAAAATTATCTTTAGTAAATATAGGATTTTTAACCAAAGGAGATTCTTCTCTTTGATAACTAGGATTAGTTATACCACCTGCTGTATTTAATTTTGGTGACATTGCATCACTATTCATTCCTGAGAAGTCATTTCGGACAGTATCTTGATTATTTTTCTTCCATTCTTCCCATGTATTACTTAATAAACCCATTATAATATTCCTTTGTCTAATTTGTTTGTTTTTAACCAGTTGTAATAAGGACTATCGCTTACAGCTAACTGTGCTAATGGCCCATGGCTACTTAAATTTGCTGCTACTTTTGTTTTTGCATCAGCATACGCACCTGCAAAATTAAATGTTGATCCTGTATTCTCTCCTATACTAGCATACCATTTACTAGCTTGAGATTCTTGTGGTGTAATTCCTGAAACTGCATAAGGAGCTAAAGGTGCTATAGTATTCATTGTAGTTCTGTTATTATCTGAACCATCACCAACACCACTTGTATTAAAATTAGCATCTGGCCCATCTAAAAGCCCACCAAATTTATCTCCTACCCAATCTTTAGCATTACCAAATTTATCTTTTAAACCACTTAATGGATTAGTCATTGAATAACCCATAGCAGTAGAATTTTTATAATGACCAAAGAGATAACCTGCTCCTGGTAGTAATAGGTTTAAACCAACACCAATAGCTACATTGCTTGGTTTTGACATTGGACTAATTGCATAATTAGCTTGTTTTTGATCTTCTGCAAACTTATCTTTTTGAGCTTGAGATAATTTTATATCTTGATAAGCACCTGAAAGATAATTTAATCTACCATCATCATCAGGTGATGTTGCTCCTGGAGTTTGTGTAACTGCTCCAGTTTGATGTACGTTTTGATACCCATCATTACTGCTAGAAGATTGATTAGAATTACTATTACCACCATAGTTTCCACCAGAAGAAGCTCCTCCTGCTGGCCCACTATTACCACCACCAAAACCTGATCCTGCTCCTGCGTCTTGTCCACCACCTGGCATATTAATTCCTTATACTATTATTGCGATAACTAAAATAACTGCTACTGAAATCACAACTTTTTTGTGATCTTTGTAGTAGTGTTTAACTTCATTTATTAATTTACTCATTATAATAACCCTCCTAATAATCCACCAAGACCACCAACAGCTGCACCCATCATGGCTCCACCACCACCAGGGGAAAACATATTACCCATAGCAGCTCCACTCATAGCTCCACCTGCTGCCATACCTAAAGGATTGGCACCTGGTTGTTGTGTTGTTGATTGTTGTGTAGGCAATCCATAAGCAATCGGTGCTACAGTATTATAGTACTGAGCTAACGAATTTTGTGGTGCCATATTTTGTTGTCTTTGTATATCTTCTAAAGCTCCACCAACTGCTGTTAAACTAGGTACTTGTTGAGCAGTTCCTAATTGTCTTTGTCTTTCAGCGTTGTATGCTTGAAAAGCGTAAGGTGCCATTTTATCTGCAACTTGTCCTGTTACTTGGGACTGCATCATTGGAGATCCAGGAGTTCTACCTGCTCCACTAAACTGTCCTGCAACACTAGAATAAATATCATTACCTGCTTGTGCAATCATAGGCGACAAGAAAGGATTAGAGTAGTTACCTTGTATAGTATTTAAAATTTGATTATTTGCTGCTCCTGCAATAGTTTCTTGTGCAGCTAAACCTTGTGTAGTTTGTGTTGTTGGTGCTACATAACCAGCACCTGATGGCCCTTGATTATATATAGTTCCAGCTTCAGACAAGATTTGATTTAATCCTGGTTCTGCTGCTGAATATGGTTGTACTGCTGTACTTTGTGTTGTTGTTTGACCTCCTCCACCTGATGACATACTAATTCTCCTTTTTTTTTTCTAATAATATATGACTTTCTTTATAACCAAATGGTTTTAAAACTTTCTTCCAACCTGGTCTTGCAACCAACTCTAATAAATCACACTTGTTTTGCCATGCAAATTCTTCAATATGTTTTATTAAATGTTGCCATTTTTCACGATGCTTACCAGTCATAATTTTAATGTTAAGACATCGTTGTAATGGTCTTTGTATTACTTCTGTTACTACTGTACCAAAATATCTTTCTTTATCTTCTTGATCCCATAAAATCCATAATTGCATTTTTTCTTCTAGGATCCATTTCTTAATGTGTTCTGCTAAAGCATATCCATTAGATCTTGCTAATGCGTCTGCTATATCTTTGACAACTATGTGCCAAACTTCTTCAATGTTTTTTGTAGGTACTTGAACCAATTTCATTAGGTACTTTTTTCGTCAAATATTTCTAGATAGCTAATCATACCTTCTATTACGTTAGCATTAGCTGTTTGAATTTTAAGTATATCACCAGCTTCCAAGACAAGAGGTGCTGATAAACCATTGACTGTTGTTGAGGAAGCCATTGATACGTGATAAATTTCAAAGGTAGCACTTGCTGAACTATCTGTTACAAATATTTCTACCAAATTACCACTACTGTGTTCATTACTAATTTGTATACTTTTAACAATAGCTGTTCTTAAAGTAGGTACTGTATATATAGTAGTTAAATTGGTAGTGGTTAAATTAATACCTGCGTTTTTATATATATTAGCCATGTTTTATTTATAATTCTTTTATTGTTTTTTTCAATTAACTATTTAGGAATATCTGCTTTAACTTGTGTAAGTCTTATTTTCCAATTATCTATTCCATGATCATAAATTTCTTCTAACTGACTTTCCCAAGTATTGTAAGATTTTTTTCTTAAATCTAATATCACTCTTGCAACAACAGCATCATTAATTATTAGACCCCATTCTTGACAGTAAGTAAAATCAAATCCAGATGGTACTGTACTTAATAAAGTTAAACCAGTTTGTGCAGTTTGTGAATCTTTACACAAAAACAAATAACCATCATTACTTGGTGTTTGTGCTATTATTGTGCAATCTGTTCTATCTGGTTTTATAGTATCCTCTGGTGTGCCAAAAAAACTACCACATGCAGACGATTCAATTCTATATAATTTCATCTTCAACTCCTTTAAGTTCTATTTTTAATGTTGGATCAATATTACCCATAAGTATTTTTGTTTCTTTAGGTACTAATCCTATTTTTTTTAATGCGTTCCAAGTATGAGGATTACTCATAGCATTTTTTAATTTAGCTGGTGATGGTCTGCCATTAGCAATCATTTCAGCTTGTATCTCTCTACCAATACTTACAGTAAATTCATTTGCAGCATTAGCTTCAAACATTTCTTCATCTGTATAACCTTTAATTCTTGTAGGTTCTGCAATCACATAGAGTTCTTTTAATAGTTTTTCTAAAGTTTTAATTTCTATTCTATTAAGTTCATATGCCTCTTTAGCAGTTTGAAAAGTAGCTTCTTGTTCTAATACTTCAAGTTCAAGTTCTAAAATTTCATATTCTAAACCTTTATTTTCTTTAAAATGTTTTAGCTTTGAAACTTTAATTTTGTGTTTTAAAATACCAAATTGTTCAAGTTTAGCTGCATCAACTCTACCTTCTAAAAAACCTTTTAATGTTTTTAATTTTTCCCAAGGAGTATCTCCTATTACTTGGTAACGATAATTAAATTCTGAATTAAGTTTTGAAGCCATATTATTATTTTCCTATATTATTATTATGCTGATTGTGAGAATCCACATGCTCCACCATTTGCTCTAACTGAACCGACACCTGTCGCATCAGAAGCCATAACACCAGAACTATTAACTAAATTTTTCATATTTAATGCACCAGCACCAGCATTAGTATAACCATACGCAAAGATTGCTTTATCTCCACCATATTGACTACAATAAACTCCATATCTAGCAGTACCTACGGCACTAGTATCACTAGCTAATGAACCAGTATTTGAAACTAAATTTGTTACACCTATCATACTGTTATTATTATCTCCAAATGCGAAAATACCTTTATCTCCACCATCATAACCAGAACCACTCATATAAACTCTAGCCGTTCCTACACCAGTAGAATTTGAAGCAACAACACCTTGATTAGAAACTAAAGCCTTACTATTAAGATAACTTCCACTATAACCATATGCGTACATAGCTTTATCTCCACCATAAGGTACTGAACCAGCACCAGACCTTATAGTACCAGAGCCAGATGTATCAGAAGCGACCACACCTGTGTTATTAACTAAATTATAATTATTTACATAACCAGAACCAGTATTACCAAAAGCAAAAATTGCTGTGTCTGTACCATATTGAGTTCCAGACAAATAGGCTCTAGCAGCACCAGCACCAGTAGCATCAGAAGCAATTACACCTTGATTAGAAATTAAATTTCTAGTATTTACATAACCACTTGGTCTGCCAAATGCGTAAAGACCTTTGTCCCCACCATATGAAGCAGCATCTACTCCATATCTTTGTGTTCCTACACCATTAATATCTGCTGCAATTACTCCAGAACTGTTAACTAAATTTGATTTGCCTGCACCAGCACTATCACCAAAAGCCATAATAGATTTTTGAGTTGATGGTGGTGGGCCAACAAATGCTACAGCATCATCATCTAAAGGAATCCAACCATTAGTTGCTCCTGAATAAACAATATTAACTGTTTCACCTGATGTTGAATATATGAAATTATTTGAATCATCTTCACCTTGATAATTTAATCCATTTGAATCTAGTGTAACAGAATTAGTTCCCCAATTTCTTGCAAAGTCAGCAAAGATAATTTGGTCGCCATTACTAGCTGAACTAGGTAAAGTTATAGTACAAGCATTAGATGTTGTGTTAATCCAATATGCTCTACCAGCAACTGCTGTTAAAGTTGAACCAGTTACGATTGTTTGCCAATCTAATCCACCACCAGCTGCATCACTCCAAGAAATATCTGTACCATCTGAAGTTAATACTTGAGTAGCACTACCTTTAGTTAAAATTGCTGTGGCTGCACTAGCATTACCATAAATAATACTTCCTCTACTTAAAGCATCTAATGTATCTATTTCTGCTGCCGAAGCATCTACTGCTGCAAGTTTAGTTAAATCACCTTGTACTAATCCACTAACACCATCTAATAAATTTAGTTCTGTTGCAGTAGAAGTTACTGCTACATCTTCATTTATTTTTGGTGAAGTTAAAGTTTTGTTTGTAAGTGTTTCAGTTCCTGTTAAAGAAGTAAAACTATCACTTTGTAAAGCAGTATTAAATTCTGCTAATGAACCTGTTAAACTATTACCAGTTCCACCTAAATCTAATGTTTTATTTGTAAAGGTATCAGTAGTAGCTTTTCCAACTAAAGTATCTGCTCCAGATGGTATAGTAACAGTTCCACTATTTGATATAGAAGTTATTACTGGAGTTGTTAAAGTTTTGTTTGTTAAAGTTTGTGATGTTGTTTTATCCACAGTCGTAGCTGTATCAATTGCAATTGTTCCAGATCCTGTAATAGTACCACCAGATAAACCAGTTCCAGCAATAATAGATGTAACTGTTCCTGAATTTGATGGAGTAATTTTTGTAAATGTAATTGAATCTGAGCCAAGAGAAGCACTACTGTTTGTAGTACAAAGCCATATAGTATTATCATTAGCTGTTCCTTGATTAGCAACAACCATTTGACCAGAAATTTCATCTATAGTATTATATTCAGTTGATCTAGATGCAGCTCCTGCACCACTACCAACTGCTGTATATATACCATTTTGACTAGCAGTAGATTGATCTTTAAGTAAAACTTGATCTCCAGCTACTAAAGTTACACCATCAATAGCGTCTCCTGCTTCTAGAGCACTTGCTATAACTACGTTTGCTGTTGATGTTGCTTCTACAACTATTCTAGTTCTTAGTCCTGCAACTGCTTCATCAACATAAGTTGTAGCTGCTTTTGTATTTATTTGTGTTTGAGCATTAGAGCTCAAAGTATTAATATATTGGAATTCTGCACTTGTTACTGTACCATTTGCAATCTTAGTTGCATCTATTGCAGCACTTGAATTAATATCTGCATTAACAATTGAATCATCTACAATTTTAGATGAGTTAACTGAACTAGTTGCAAGTTTTGCAAGAGTTACATTAACGTCAGCTATGTGAGCTGTATCAATACTACCAGCAGCATAATGTTCGCTGTCAATAGCATCATCAGCTATGTGTGCATTATCTATTGAACCATCAACATATTGTGCTGAATCAACTGAGTCTGCTGACATGTGAGCTACATCTATTGAGCCATCAACGTATTGATCTGAGTCTATAGAATTTACACTCATGTGTGCAAGATCTATACTTGCATCTGTATAATGTTCACTATCAATAGCATCATCTGCTATTTTAGCTCCAGTAATTACATCTGCTGCTAAATGTGCTGTGTCTATTGATGCATCTACATACTGATCACTATCAATACTGTTTACACTCATATGAGCTAAGTCAATACTAGCGTCTACGTATGAATCTGAATCTACAGAATTAACTGCCATTTTTGCAGCTGTAATTGCATCATCTGCTACATTTCCAGTTCCAATAACTACTAAAGGTATAGAAGAATTTGTCTTAGATAAAACACCAAGATAAACACTTGTAATAGCTTCATTAGATAAAGATCCTGAATCCCATGCTACTGTTACTGTTGTATTTGTTGAAAATGCTGTTGCTGTAATTGATCCGTAAATAGTTCCTGGCGTAGTTGCCACAACTTTAATTCTACGTCCAACATGATAAGGAGTTGTTACATCAACTCCATCTATTGTAAAACTTGTAGAAGATACATAAGTAGGTGTATAAGTACCTGCTCCATCTCCATATTCAATCCATTCAGCATCATTATAGTGCTGTCTAATATCTGCCATAACACTTCTAAAAGCATTATTGATGTTGGAAGGCAACATTCCTTCTGCAACTGAAACTGAATTAGTTCCTGTAGTTGTATTATTTGCTGATGTTGTGTCGTATTTTCCTAAAAATGTTCCTGCCATAAATCTCCCTATTCCATAAACCAACTGAATGCTTTATTGCTTTCAGTATTGTTCTTGTTAACTAATGTATTAATTGCTTCTTCAATTTGTCTTTGAAAAAATTCTTGTGTTTCCATTGAATATCTAACGTTATCTATATCTGTTGTATCACTCATTATCTATATCCTGCTTTTGATGCAACAAGATCAATTCCTTGTGCATGGTTAAATGTAGTTCCTGAAGCTATTTTTACATTAGCTCTTATGTATCTACCTGATTGTCTAACTGGATTAACACCACTTGTTACCATAGAAGATGAACTAGACTCTGTTTCTGTGTCTGCTAATCTTTCTCTAGTTTTTACAGTTACTGTTGCAGTTGCATCTACAATTGGTCTAACTCCTGTAATATTAGTTCTTGCTCCTGGGAAACCTTCTATTTCTGCTGTTTCTATTTCACATTCATTAGAAGTTCCAGAAAAGATTGCAGCTTTATAACTATTATCTATTCCACCTAAATACATTTGTCCACCAGACCAAAAATCTGTATCTAATGATGCACCAATATTTTCAAGATTTTCAGATATAATATCCATTAATTCTACAGTATAAGCTCCAATAAATTGAGAAAATATTTGACTAGCATTTACTTTTGATAATGACCATTTTTGTGTAGAATAATTATATATAATTAAACGATCACATATACCTGTAGTATTAGCAGTATCATTTACAGAAGGGTATAACCACATAACCAATGTATTAAATGGATCTGTTGCTGCTACTATTCTGTCTGAATAAGCTTTGTTTAAATCTAAATCAAAAAATCTGTTTACTTTTTCTACACCAATACCTACTACGTTATCACCTTGTATTTCGTAGAAGCCATCATCTGCATAGAAAAATACACGTCTGTTATCTTGTGCTACTGTTTTACCATACATAGCTCCTCGGTTAGGAGATATAACTGACAGTCTAAATACTGTTGCACCACCAACATAATCCATACGAATTATTTGGTTTTGTCTAAATACATATCCTACTTCACCAGAAGTAATGGCAACAATTTTACCACCTGATCCTGGAAGATCTTGTGAGTCAGATTGTTTACCTGTCCATACTGTAATGTCATTAATTCCTGACCATTGTATTCTATTAGTTGCTCCACTAATATTACCTGAAACTAAAAAATCCCTGATAACTCCAGAGACTCTAAATAAAGGACATGTTCCTGCTGTTTGAATTGCAGTAAGATTAGCAAAAGCAGTTGATGTACCCATTAAATAATATTGAACTGGATCTACACCATTACTTGCAATTACGTATTCACCAAATTGTGTGAATGTTACAAAGTCTGTTGCTGTTCCTGATAAAGGAGTTCCACCAGTAAAATTTGTTGTTGTTAGTCTTACAGTATCTGAAGAAACATTAGTTAAATTTAATCTACCAACTGCAGCTCTTGTTACTGTAACAACTGCATCTGCTACTGTTGCTGTAAAATCTGCATGACCATTAATAGTTGTTTTTAAATTTGTTGCTGTTGTATTATCGTTAGTTTGTACTTGAAATTGATTTGTAGATGGTGAACTAGTTACTGATGTAAATGTAATAGATGATCCATTATTTTTTTGTAAACTAACAGTTTTACTAGCACCAATATTAGCATAATCAGAAACTGTGATTGTACATGAAGCTTTTGCTGTAGATAATAATAATCCACCAGCACCCACATCAGTAAAAGTTCCTGATGCTAACTTATATAAAGTATCTGCAGTAGCTACAAAATTAAATACAGCATTAGAGTTATCTCTAAATGATCCTGCTCCACGTGCATCTGAAACAGTTGTTGATGCAGCTGAATACGAAACTAATGAAGGAAATCTTTTATAAGATCCTAAAGCATGGTAAACATTTGTTGCTACATTAGCACCTTTCATACCATGTGCTGGTTGATCAGGTAGCCATTCTCCAAAAGGTATTTGCATTATCTGCTCCTATAAAATGATAAGTCGGTTTGTATATCTGTTCTTTGTTGAACAGGTGCTCCACCATATGAATCTTGTTTGTCATTATTTTCACATCTTTCTAGAGCTGCAACATACATTTGAAACCATTGTTGAACTTGTTGTGGATCTATACCACCTAAGAAGTTTGCTGCATGAAATAAAGAGCCATATAAATATATAGCTGGGTGACTTGTTAAAATGTAATTTGTAGTAGCTGTATCACTTAAAGGTGTAAAGCTTTTATAATAAGATAGATAACCTGTATAACTTGTATCAGGTGCTGGCCCAAATCTTAATGTTTCTGAAGCATCATCACTTTGAATTGTATATACTCTTGGTCTAGCAGTAGTTGATCCTGCTTTAATATCAAACATGTTACTAGGTGTAATATACTTTAATGCGTACTTAGTACTTGAAGCAAGTAGGTAAAGAGATCTAACTCCAATGAAACCTGTTGGTACTGCTACAGATTCTGAGTCTATAGTAATAGTATCAATCTGTTCCATTTGTCTTATTCTTAACTTAGCATTAAAATCACCTTCAGCTAACTTAATAAAGTCATTAGCTATCTCATCTGTTAAGTCAGTTCTGTTTAACCAGTTGGCTAATGCAGTTTTTAATCCTGAATATGTTGTTAACGCCATTATAAATTTCCCTCAGCTGTTCTGAAATATCTAAACTCATTACTATTAAGTTTAGTTCTCATTATCTTTCTTTGAATTAGTTTTGGTAATTGGAACCAATTGTTTGTTCCATTGTATTCTTTAGCCCATATAGAAAGAATTAAAGGTGGAATACTAGCCACTCTTTTCATTTCTTTTGCACCAGATATATATCCATTATCCTGATTGTAAAGCTCCTTGTTTCTTTTTAACAAAGAAGATACATCTTGAGAGTTATTGATAGTTAACTTACCATCAGACTCTTGGATGTACTTAGTCTTTACACCAGCATCGTATTCAATATCTCTGACTCTACCCATTATTCAGATAGTTCAGTTACGTATAATTCTCCGTCTGATCCACCAATTCTTAATACAGCTATTTTTTCTCCAGCTGATACTTTAATAGTTTCAACTTCGTTAGCTGGTAATAATGATGTAGTCGCTGCTGCTGTAGGTGATACTGCTACTTGTATATGACAAGCAATAGTACTAACTACTCTGATATATTCTGTTCCATCTGTAAATGCTGCACTTGCAGAAGAAGAAGATCCTGAAGTTAATTTAAGTACAGTTCCATGTCTTAATCCGTAATTCATATTTGTTCCTTTTTGTTAGGGGATGTTGCCACCCCCAGTAATTTATTATCTTCTGATAACGAAAGTTATTTCCATTTTAGAAGCATTTGTAGAACCACCATTAGTGATACATTCAAGTGCACTTCCTTCAAGAACTTCGTTTGCTGCTGAAGGTTCTGTTGAGTATTGTTTGCCAGCTGAACTTGCAGCTATATGACTTATTGCACCTGTAGTACAAGCTACGCCATCTATTTCAAAAGTAACTGCTGCTGTGCCAGTAGTAGTTGCTAAGTTATGAGCAAATATTTTAATAATTCTACCTGCGTCTGGTACAACTACAAAAGTTGATGATGCTGCTGATACGTCAGGTATTGCTGATGTTATAAAGTAATCGTTTAATGTTCTCATTTTGTTTTCCTATTGTTCCGATCATAACCTATCTCTGATCTTCAATGTTTAAAAAGTACTAGGGGAGTAGTATTAAGGTTACCCCCCTATATACGTGTAACTATTATGAAGTAGTTAAATCTGCAACTAAACCTGAAGCTGCTTCGTTTCTAGATTCAAGAGTAGCTTCTACTAAAAGTTGTCTTTTTTCAGAGTCACCAGTCTTAGCAAGTTCATGCATAGAAAAGTCTCTTAAGAAAGCAACACCCCAGTATTCCATATCAAGTACATAAGCATCTCTATCTCTAGAGAATCTATTAGGTACTACTTGCAATTGACCGAAGTCAGATGCGTATACGTCAACTGATGTATATAAAGTAGCGTCTGCACCTGCATCAAATCTAGTAGAGTTACCAGTAAATCCTGATAATTTTTGCTTGTTGAAGGGGCCTACCATAATCATAGAAGGATCTCCACCAGCATTCCATACTGATTTAATTACACCTTTAAGTGCAGATTCTGTGAAAGCTCTTTGAGTTCCGTCAGTTCTTGCAGTATTACCAAGACCAGCACCAGAAGCACCACTTGCTCCTAAAGCGTCATTAGTAATAACCCAAGCACCAAGAGTTCCCATAGCTCTAGCAGTTGTTGCGTCACCTGTTGCTTCTGCAACTTTACCAGTAAGCGTAGCTTCCATATCTCTTTTAAGCTCTTTAGCTTTTTTAGCGATTTGGTAAGCTAATTCAGATGCTCTACCTGCTTTATCTACAGACTCTTGAGTTCCTGTTATAACTACAGTTTTATCCATAATTTGACAAGAGTTAGAAAGTCTAACAGTTGCAGTTGATGCATCTAAAGTTGCTTCATCACCCTCGATAACAGCATTGTTACTTACTGCATCTGCTAGGGCGTCTGTTTGCCATTCGTGAAGTACGGCAGTTGCTTTTGTTTTAGCTGCTGAACTTAAAAATGGTGTATCTGTTGGTGAGATTGAGTAGATAACGTCTGAAAGATCTTCTCTTTCACCTACTGAATCGTATGTGTCGAACGTATTTGTTGGCTGTGCCATTGTTTATTTCCTTTGTTGAGATTTAAGATTAATCATATCGGCTATGGCAGACTGGGCATCTTTAATGTGACCAGACTTTCTTAGCGTATTGATTTTATTTCTCACGCCTTCTCTACCTGAACTATTACTCGATTTAGCAACACCAGCTTTTAAAACTCTAGGAGCATTCGCTATCTTTTTAGAAGTGATAGGTCTTTTTCCTGTTTGAGATTTAAAGCTCATAGCGTCCTTTGCTACCATTAAAAATCTATGGTCTGCAAGGCTTCCAATTTCCTGATCATTAAAACCGTAATCACGTAAATTATTACGCATACTAAGTTTAAAAGTATCAGATTTATTTGGATCGCTAAACTCTGGTATCTTTGTTGCAGCCAGTTCTTTCTGTGTACTAAGATAAGATTCATACTGTATAGCCTGAACTTCTCTAGCTTTATTTTTCAATCCTTCTATTCGGCCACTTTCTTGTCTTAATTCAAAGTCAAGTTTAGAAGCTTCTGTTGGATCTTCTTGATAAAGTTTAGCAAGGTCTTGTCCACCTTGTTTCTGTTTCACATATTGATCTGCTGTCGAAATTAAATCGTTTAGTTCTGATAAACGAGTATCGTAAGTTTGACTCAAACTACTCTTTTGGTTTTCAAGATCTCTCTTTTCCATACCTAAAGAATGAGTTTTTTGTCTGTAATCCGAGTCTCTAGAATATCCTGCTTTCAGCTCATCGAGGCTCACCTCTAACTCTTGACCACTTACTTTTACTCGGTGGAGTTCTGGTGTCTCTAATTCTGTTGTAGTTTCTTCTTCAGTCTCAGTATTTTCAGGGGCTTGTTCAGGAGTAGGTTTCGATTCCTCACTCTCTGGTACTTCCTGTGTCTCAGGAATTGGCTCTGATGGTTCAACTTTAGTTTCTGGTACTTGATTGTCCGTTTGGGGATTCAGTAATCCATCTATCTTATCTGCTGCACCTTTTGTAGTTTCTGACATGATCGTTCCTTTATGGGTTGACGAAATTGAAGTTTCGTTAGATTAACTTCGTTTATTTAATTGCTCAATATCGGCTTGAGCTAACCTTCCACTTGACATGACACTTAGTAAATGACCTTTGATTTTGTCTACCATATTGTAGGCTACCCAAAGGTTTCTACGAGTATCGTCATCTGCGAAACTTGTGTTAAAGATCTCTAGTCTGTAAATTTCAGAAAGATCTTCAAATGCTTTTTTTAGAAGGGGATCGTCCAGCAGTTGCTGAGCTCGATTGCCCTCCCTGATCAGTATTTCCTTGTCCATTTTTAAAGAATTGTTGTTGTCCTTGTATCATTTGTTTCATTAGATCACCTGATTTATTCAAGTCAGTTTGTTCTAACATAGATCTTCGTTTAAGTTCTAACTCATCAATTTTGGTATTGTATTTCAATTCCATTTCTTTGATGGCTAGTTCATAATCTAGAAGTGCTTGTCTCATTCTACCTTCTATATTCTTACTCTCCGTTTCAGCTTTTAATTGTGCACGTTGGTTTTCACCTTGTACTTGGGCTAAAGTCACCTTCTCAAATTCAGTAGGTGGTTTTGGAGGAATTTCAGGCATTTGAGCTGCTCCCACATCTGGATCCATGAAGTATGGTTCTATACTATTTAGACCTGCATTTTCAACTAATTTTTTCAAAGAGTTGTAAATATTTCTTAGATTAACCATTGGGCCATGAACATTTTGTTGTAAATTGATAGCAGACATCTGTCTTTCTAATATAGCGTTCATTAGTATCAATTGTTGTTCTTTTGATCCAGTACCTAATCCTACTTCTACTGTAATATTAACTCTGTCTTTCCATTCATAAGGTCTCATAGGAATATACTTACCTCTGATTCTTACAATTTTTTCTTTGTTTTGATACTTACAAATAAGCTCAAACATTTTTAAGGCTAAATCTTTCACACCAGTCTCAGCAAAAATTCTGGCAATTAACTCCATTCTCATTTGCGATTGTGTTAGAACTTGGTTCTGACCAGTTGCTGTACTGCTTAGTGCATTTGAATCTAGCCCTTGTGATTGTTTCGTTACCCCTGTTCTAGACTCTTTAACAGAATCTAAATAAGATAACAAACCACTTGCTTGTTCGGTAATGGGTTGAGCCTGAATAGGCATCATCACATTTTGAGGAGGTTGTTTTGTTCTTACAATTCCTCCTGGACGATTTGTTAAAAGATCATCCATTGAAACTTGTCCATCTTGTACTGCAACTCTATTATTATTTGTTAGATACATATTGTCTAACATCTGTCGCATTACAGTAGATTTTATTAACTGTATATCTTCTACTAATTCAGACACACTTCTTCCGTAGAATCTGTGTGGCATGATTACAGGAGTCATAGAAACGAAAGGCATTCTATCTATTTCTTCCATATCAAGAAGTTTTTTACCATCACCTGCTACAGTGATTTTCATTAATTCTGCTTTACCATCACCATCTACATCCATTCTTACATAGCATTCGTGAATTAAAACATCTTGTGTACTCTTATCACCATCTGTTTCTCCATGAGAAAAGTCTACACTTTGGTGTCTAGTAAATTTATCTTCGCTATAATAATCTCCATCACCAGTTGGTAAGGAGTCTACTATATCTTTATCGTAACCCATCTCAACTAATTCTGTTCTTGTTTTGTTCACTCTATGACAAACAAAGTTTGCAGTATCAATTGATTTGCATCTACGTTCAATTAAAAATTCTTCAGGTGGAACTGGTTCTATTTTAACCTTTCCATATAATTTTGTTCTCTTAATAACTACATCATGTAGTTTAACTACATCAATTTCTTTACCAGCTTCATCTGTAATAGGTTCTTCATATTCAGTATGATTGTGTACTTTAACTTCATCAGAAGTAAGTAAATCTTCTAATTCGTAATCTGTTAATCTTGTATATTCTTCTCTTTCAATTTTTTCTGCATCATCCCAATATACTTTTAGGATTCCGTTCTTTTGGATTAATGCATCTTTGAATGCTGTATATAAACAAAGGAAACCATCATTCTCTTTATAGAAAATATAGTTTAAATAATCTGAACATTGTCTAGCCATTTCTTCATCTTCTGGCCCCATACCTTCACAATTAAATACATTATCTCCAGCTGTAAAGATTCTCATTAGAGATGGCATTAAACTTTCAACAGTATCTAATACATCATTAGAAACAACTTGAGATCTACCTTCTTGTTCATTGCCAAGAGGTTGTCCTAAGTAATATTCTAACGATTTTTTTCTAGCAGATACAAGTTCTCCACCAATGTAACCTGATGCGTTATGTATCTCTCTACTTACTACTGATAATATTTCTTGTTTTGATTTTTCTTTTTTTTTCATACTACGTATTTTGTGTCTATATTAATTGGTTTATCCCAGTCTGATGTATCAATTGGGTCATGTACACATCCATATCTAAATGCATCACTTGCGTGTGAACACCAGTCATGAAGTGGTTTATTTTTAAATACTTGATTCTTGTCGTCCCATTGTTTTCTATATTGTCTTAAAGCGTCTAAGCCCTGTTTACATTTAACCCTATCAAAATAACAGCTGCCTAATGTATTCCTTACTGATTCAATTCCATGATCTACTTCTAACTTAGGTGCTACCTCAAAGTCAATACCAAGTTCTTGAGAAACTTCTAACCTTGATTTACCTGTTCCTAACTCTCTCGCCATAATATCGTGAGGTGCTATGTGTCTACTATAAGCATAATCTTTTTCCATTAAGATATTTGCATAGTGTGCTAATGACTCACCTGACGTTTCGTAATAATCTATTAAGTGAACTTCTTCACCGATTCTTTGTGCAAACCATATTGCAGTTGAATCTCCAATACCTAAATCCCACCAAGTTTCTACACCAACAGCTTCGTCTACAGGTACTTCTCCAATTCTTTTTTCTTTATCTGCTTTAGTTATCAATCTTCCATAATAACTTCCTGATACTGCTGCAGTAAATGAACACTCAAATTCTTGTTCGTACTGCTCAGGACTCATTATATCCTTAGCTTGTTGTAACTCGTCAGCAGGGATTACTCCTGTCTCAGAAGCTCTGTATAGTTTCCCATACCAATCCTTATGACCACGTTGAGCAAAGTCATATACTTCCCAAAACTGATTATGTCCCATTGGAGTTCCAATAAATAGGACGGATCCTAATTTGTCAGATACTGCTGGTCTTACAATCTCAGTCCATACTCTGGGAGACATGATGGCATATTCGTCCATCACAACTTTATCAAATCCCATTCCACGAATACTATCTGGATTATCTGCTCCGAAGATTTGTATACGTGAGTTGTTGAATAGATCTATTCTTAATTCTGTTTCGTTTCTACCACCACCATATTTCATTAAAGGTGCTGTGTATTGTTTCAAATATTCCCAAGCGATACTCTTACCTTGTCTGTAAGTTGGTGCTATGAATGCACATAAGGATCTTGGTTTATCTGCTGCTGTCTTAATTAATTCGTTTATGGCTAGTACTGATTTCCCAAATCGTCTATGACATACTAGGACACTAAATCTTTTTAATGAGTTGTGTACTTCTAATTGGTAAGGTCTTGGTTTGTAGGGTATTTCAATCTTAACGACTGGTTTAGGAGTCGTCTTTTTGCCAGGAGACTTTGATTGCGATTGGTTCATCTGTTCCTATCTTAGAAGTTGTAGATGCTAACCTAGGGTGAACAAATGGTGCTGCCTTTTCGGCTGCGTACATTTTACGCTCAGGTGAGCTCATAGGATTGTTTAGCACAGCTAATAGATAATCCAAAGGAGAATGTTGATATTTATCTGCCATATCTTCCATAGATTTCCACTTCTTCTTAGTGGCTGCACCTATAGGTCTACCAGCTCCAGGTCTTTTACCACCTAGATTCGGAGACTTAACTTCAGTTGTAGCTTTAACTACTTCATTCTCGTAAGTTTTATCTTCAGTCATTATGAAACTTTTCTTCCTTTTTTATTAAACTGTCTTACACTAGAATACTTAAAGCTTTTAGCTTTACCTAGTTTATAAACTTG